GCTTAATGCCGAGAAGGTTGTTTTTCTCAACAGGCGGGATCACAAGATAACGCTGTGACATTGGTACGTCAGCATCGTCAAGGGTCTGGATCATCTTACGAATACCAGCATCAGTCAAAGAAGCACCGTTACCAGTATTAGAGCTTGCCGCTGGATCCCAGCCAGTGCTGCCGTCAGAACCGAGAACAGCACCGCTGTAATCAGTACCGCCCTGGAACCCACCAAACAGGTTGCCAAGAGTCGTGTCAACCCGCTTAGCAAGCGAGAAGCCAGCGTCATCAGTGTAGAACTGACGCAAGCTGCTAAGAGCCTGAGTCTCTACGATGTCCTCGATCATCCGGGAATGCTCCCAGTGCTGATCAATGTTCACCAACACTTCGCTCTCAACGTTTGAGATAAGCGTTACCTGCGTCTCAGCAGCTTTCTGGTTAGCTTCGCCACGGACAGGTGCAGGGATGTGGATCACATCGCCCTTTTTGCCCTGATGGTTCATGTTTTTAACAAGGTTGGCTAGAACAAGATTAGACTTGTAAGCCGCAATAACTTCGTCTGACCAAACCTCTGGGACGAAAGTCGCCGCTGAAGTTTTAGTGACGTGATTAGTTCCTAAAGCCATGATTAAAATCTCCTACGATTTATTTAACTCTCCCTTCAGAATATGCCTTCATGATTTCATCTTGCATGGACATATATCTTTCAGGGTCTTGCATTTTCATTTTAATAAGGTCAGCTCGTCGGTAGACTTTCTTAGTTCCCTTATTGCGATTACTTGTGCCTTCTAGGGTAGCCTTTTTACGGGCGCTCTCTTGGTCGGCCTTTGTAGTATCTTCGCTCACATTAGCACCTAAATTTGGACGAATGGACTTGTAAAGGTCAAACAGCTCATTAGCTGCCTCATAGTCAAAAGCATCTGCTTTTTGAGCAAGCTCTTGTCTATACCTTGACGCTCCTACAAACTCAGCAAAAGCTGGCTCTGTTGCAAGGTTAGTGTAGTCAGGGTGCTTTTCTACAAAAGCCTTGTGAGCTGACTCTCTTTCCTTGCCTTCAAGCTGTGCTTTTAGCTGCTGTACCTCTTGAGCCAATGGTGACTTTTCAAGGTACTTGTCCGTCGCCTTTTTAGGTGAGGAAAACCAATCATCGTCTGACAACACTTCCGTTTCGGTCGTATCGACTCGCTGTTGGTTATTTTTCTTTTGCTGGATTTCTAGCTGAAGAAGCTCGTCTGTTAACTTACGAAGCTCTCCAATTTCATTGCCTTTACGACCGTACTCTTTTTCAAGATTCCGGTACATATCGACAACATCTTCAAAAGACTTGCCCTGAAACTTCTCAGGTACTTCGTCAGTTGCAGGTGCCGGTTCAGATACTTCTACCTCTTCCTCATAGTTTTGAGTCGGATCGAGAATTTCCTCACCTTCTTCTGCTTGAACTTCGTCTTGCTGATCCAATAGTCTGCTATCCATCTATCCTCCTGCCTTATTAACTGAAAAGGGTTCTAGGAGTGAATTTAACCACGGCTTCTAGCCGCAATTTCGTGGCGTCTTGCCCAACGGTCTGCTGCCGTGGGGTACGCTGGGTCATAGCCAGGTAACGTAAAGTTACACGAGCTAATGATTGATGCTGCTTCTTTACCGCAATGCTTACACTCAACAGGTTCACCGGCTTCGTTAGCCATCCCCTCCCAAGTGGTATTGCAAAAGTCGCAACGAATATCAAATATCTTCATCTGTTTCCTCTGCTTGAATAAACTCGTACTGTGATTCAACAAGGTCTCTAAAAGAAACAATAGATCTTAATATATCAACTTGTCCTTTCGCCTTGTAAAGGTCTTTTTCCGAATCTAAATCAATTGCAGTAGAAATTTTATCTCTTAAAAGATCTTCGCAATAAGACCTAAACGTTTCCCATTCCGGGCGTGACGTTAGGTTGAATAGGTCCTGGTAAAACTTCTCTGTTACCGGGTTCTGTAGTGCCATTTAGTTCACTCCCGTTTTGCCGATTAGCGCGGGCTGCAAGTAAGTCAAGTATTTCTTTTTGCAACTGCATGTCTAGCTTGTCTTGTCCAAGCTCAATTTCTGCCAAAGTTTTAAGTCTGTCAGCTTCGTTTCTTGAAGTTCTGCTTTGACGCTCTTCAATCTCAGACTGTTCTTTAGCCAGTGCTAGTTCAGCTTCAAGCTGCTGGATTTGTTGTGCCTGTGGATCAGGCTGCATCATTTGCTCAATAACTGTGACAAGCTCTTCCTTGTTGCTGAGGCTAGAGTTGTCATAAATTGCTTTGAGCATAACCATAAATGCTGGAGACTGGGGTGGCACAGTTTGTAATAACCCAATTAGCTGTTGCTGTTCGAGTTCTCTAGCAGTAATACCCAATGTAGACTTCGTAATAAAGTTGATGTCTCTAATTGGGAAGTTCTCTTCATCAAACTGCATGAATCTCCACGCAGCTTTTTTAAGGAACGGTTTAATCAGGTTGCGCTCAATGTTGCTGAGGATACGCCGTGAGCGTTTAATTGCTGTAGAAAGCGCCATCGACATGCCAGAGGCAGTCGAATTGGTTGGGGCAACATTAAGTGGTGAAGATGGATCAGATGTGCCAGTAGCCACCTGCACCATTCTCTCCAGATCTCCAGTTGACTGGAAAATCGCTGGGTCAACCTGACCAAAGTTAAACGGACTAAGGATCTCTCTAGGATTACCATTAGTCGGAATAGTTTTACCTGGGCTAACCGTAAAGCTAGACGATCTTGGCATTCTCGTAGCGTCAATGCCCATCATTGGGTGGACAGTCAGTGCCAAGCCATCCATTCTGGCTCTTAGTTCAGCATCTAGGGCTTTTTGGCTATTGTAGCCTTTTTCACAAACACCTCTACCCCAAAAACTGTTAGGTACAGTGTCATGTTGGAAGGCAACCAATGGCCGATCTTCGTTCCAAAAAGGATTTCTGATTGCTCGAAGAATCTGAGAGTCGTTGGCTACTGTAATAATAGCTTCAACAAGGTTTTCACCAATTACATCAAAAGGTGAAGACTCGCCGTTTTCTCTATCAGAGCTTTGATCGCCAAAATCAAGCTCTACCAGCTCTTCGCCTTCTTCTAAATCAACATCTAGCAAAGATTCTGGTACTAAACCAAAATACTCAAAGATTTTTACGCCTTCTGAGTCGTCTTGCTCTTCACCTGAAGTGCGATCAGAGGCTTTTACCTCAGAAACATCCGCTGCACGGTAGATTCCTGATACTTGTTTGTCAATAATGTCGTGGAGGGGTTTGTAAGTGACGTGAGCGCAGTATTCTGCCTCTTCAATCGTTCTAGCAGCCGGGTCAATAACAAAATCAAACGGTGAAATTGACTCAATTTTAACTAAAAAGCGGTCTACATCGGCTACTTCTGTAGTAGTAATCTGTTCTTGTAATTGTTCAGCCTGTTCTGGTGCGATTTGCTGGGTTTCTACCAACTGAGCAATCTGTAGTGCACCTTGCTCATCAACATTTTGGACAATTTCTTTGTTATTAACGGTCTCAGTAATAACTTTACCAACCGCTGTACCGTAAATAGCAGCGTTAAGGAACATTTCTGACATTGCTGAAGGGACTTTAGCCTGCTCAAAACGATCCATAAGGAACATTCTAAGCACTTGCATGTCTTTATCTTCTCCGGCAAGCCTGTCTTTGTAGTCATCTACTAAGTCAAACCACTGTTTACGACCAAAAATAGCCTCTTCTTGCTCTGCTACAATAGACTCTACGGCTGATTGCAGGGCAGGAGAAATAAGTTTAGAGCGTTCTGACTGCCTAGACTTATCGTTGCTATCCCAAATACCACGCCATAGGCGATAATACTCGTTCCACTTTTTTTCGTAGTTTTGGTCTCTGTACCGTTCACCCTCTTGTACCCGTGTCAGGCACCAGGACAGCAAACGGGAATCAGTGTCCGAGGCAGATACCGCCTGATCTGATTCGTTGTCAATATCAACTATTTTGCTAATTGCCATATTTATTAGTAGCCTGCAACGTCATCAAGAGGTTCCCATTCTTCATTAAAGTCATCGTCATTGAAATAAGAAGTTGTAGCTACTTGATCAACGTAAGCTAAAGCATCTAGCATATCGTCGTGACTTAATGGATTAGGGAAGTCTAGTGCTTGGTTAATAAATTTCTTCACCCAACGTGGGTCAATACAATCGCTTGTGTCTGATGGGAAGAACAGTCTTCCGTGTTCTAATCTACCCTGTAACGCCCAAGCAATCCGTTCTGTTTTCTTTTTACCGCC